CCCGTGGATGTTCGTCAGATGGAGCGGCGCGAGGCCGTAGACAGTCGTGAGCTCCCGATCGCGCCGGAAGACGACAACATCACAGAGCTCATCGAAGACGGCTTGGTCGTGGCTCGGCACGGGCGCGCTCGGAGGGATCTCGACGTCGACACCGCGTTCGAACGCCTGCGCTGCCGAGGCGATCTCGGTGTCCGTCCGGTCGATCATCCGCGCGGCGCAGTGCGGTGAGACGCGCTCAACGGGGTCGATGCTCACGGTGACACCCCCACTGCGAGCAGATACCCGAGCGTCACGACCACGAGCAGGAGAAGCCACTTCGACGCGAACGCTGTTGCGAAGCTCACAGCTCCACCTCACTCGGGTCGCAGTCGCGGACGTGATACTGGTAGAGCCCTCTGAGCGTTGCTTTTGACATGTGTGTATGTGATCCTGTTATCTCGGTGTCGAGGATCCTCGCAAGCGTCATCAGACACTCCTGTTTCGAACACTCGCGGATCTCAGCGACGATATCAACGCCGAGCTTCTTCTCGATCGTCGCCTTGAGCACGTCGCGCATCCACGCGATGTCGATTCTCACTCGCGGGACGTTGCGGCTCTTCTTTCGAATCGAACGCCCCGACGGGTCGATGCCGGTCGCGGATTCTATTTCGCGAACAAAATCGATCTTATGTCGCGGCGAGCTCGGGACCTGTGTGTAGTCGATAACACTGCCGGGGTCCTCGTCGGACACGCGCGTCAGGACCCACTTTGTCGGGTGTGAGTCCGCCCAAGTGTCGATTTCAACGCAGTTCAGGAAGTCGTCTGGCGTGTTCCCTGCCATCCTCGATCCGAGTGCCTTGCCGATCACCTGTGGACGCACTGGCTCGTCGAGCGAGAGGCTGGCACGGATCTGTTTTGAGGAGACGATCCGCTCGTCGCCGACCGTGTCAAGATACTCGTTGACGAACGCAACACAGATCTGACGACCGCGTTCGGTCGATGCGTCGGCGTTCGAGCCGGTCTCTGTGTCGCTGTTTGGGCCGTGCTCGCGCGCTGACTCGAGGATCTCTGCTGGCGTCGGCGCGTCGTCGCCGTCGGCGCTGTCCGCGCTGTTGCGTAGTGATCGACGCGAGCTCATGACTCACCTCTGATGGCGCGGAGCTGCTCGACGCGCTCGAGTCCGTCCTCGAGAATCTGTTCGACCTCGTCGAGGTCGGCGTTCGAGACGACGGCCTGCTCGAGCGCGCGGTCAACGTGCTCGCGGACGTCTTCACTCATCACCACTCACCTCACGATCGATGTGTCCGAGCGCCAACTCTATCGAGTTCGTGATCGTGGATGCGTGGTGTCGGTACCATGGCGACAGATCGCTAATGGCGGTGTCGTCTCGTATCCAGAGTGCGACCGGGTAGTCGCGCTCGTACGCCCACATGACTTCCATCGGAGTTCCGACAGACCGCCGCTTCGAATAGCCGACGAGCACCGCATCGCTCTCATCGATCAACCGTTTATCAGTGGTGACGAGTTCGGACACGGAAACTTCATCCGGGCGGGGGGCCGGACCGCCCACAACGACGACGTCCGACGCCGGGACGTTGTACTTCGACAGTGGATTACGGAACTCGTACTGTTCGCCGTACTGCGTGACGACGTCACGACGCCACTCGGCACCGCCGTCATCCGTGTCCATGACTGGTCCAGCGAGGTAGATGGTCGGTGGCTGCGTCATTCGTGGTCTCCGTAGTCAGAGACTGTGAGGTCATCTTCCAGCACGTTCCCACGGAAAAACTCGCACGCGGCTGCGATACCGGCGTACCCAGCCATGTCCCGATCGTGGTCGACGTCGTAGTCACCGACGGATGTGCGACTCATCTTCAGGATAGCCATCATGCGGCCGACATCGCCGCCGGTGACTTCCTGGTCTTCGTCGAGAACACCCATGCCGCGAAGATACCACGTCCATCCGTCGGCGATATGCTCTTGATTCTCAACGGCGTCACCGTGCGTATCGCGGTCAGAATCGACGAGTTGGGCGGTGTCTTCGAGCAGCGTTGACGCAACCGAGTCGCCCGTGAACTTCCTGTCGTTGCCGCTCATGGTTCCTCCTGTGGCCCACCGAGAGCAATCACCAGCTGTGCGAGCTCGTCGTTAGTGAACGACTGATGCGCACCGTCGTCGTCGTGAGTCATCCCTGCCAACGAGTCGATCTCTTTGCGCAGGTCGGCTGCCTCGTTCGCCTCTGCGAGGACGAACTTTCTCGCTTCGAACGGCCAGTCGTCGTGACCGTCAGGCACCTCGAGATTCATGTGTCACCTCCGTCAGCCGAAGCGATCTCAGAGTCTGCGCCACGAGCCCCACTGAGCGCGCCCTGATACTCCTCTGGGAGACTCGCGAACGGCAGGATCTCCGAGTTGATGAACGCCGCGTAGTGGCCGGCGCGATCGCCACCGTCGAACAGCGCGACGTACCCACTCTCCGAGACGACGCCGCGGGTGTACCCCCCGTTCCAGTTATACTCGAAGCCGAGCATCGTCGTGTCGCGACTCCCGCTCGTGTCGGCGAGGTGCGCCGCGTCGTGGTACGCGATCACCGCCTCCTCAGCGTCACCGTCAGCGTCGAGGCGTCGCGTCTGTGTGACGTTCCAGGCGTCGGCGGTCGGATACTCCGACAGGTACTCTGCGAAGCCGTCGACGTCGATCTCGGCGCGTTCGATGAGTGTGCCCTTCGCCGACGCGAGCGTCTCGAACAGCCAGTCGCCATCGGAGCGGTTGACGCCGACCCAGCCCGCGCTCAGGTCGGCGATCCACTCACAGTAGGCCGTCTCGGTCGCTGCCTCGGTCTCGGTGATGATGTCGTCGTCGCTGACGTACACCGACTCCTGTTCGATGTCGACCGTCGCCGCGGCGTCGCCGGCGTAGATGGTCGTGCCGTCGAACCGCTCGTAGGCGGTCGCGTCGATCGCTGGGTACGTGGCGTTCGCGAGGTGGCTCTCGATCTGCGGGTCGGCAATCTCGTCGCGGGCAAGCCCGAGGATGGTCGCGCGCATCACCGGGCCTCCGTGAGGTCGATCGGCCAGCCCGCCGCGATCCACGCGCCGGCGCTGGCGCTGGATGTGATGACGTAGTCGTCGCTAAACTGATAGGCTGTCACTTGGGTGTCCGTTCCTGTGCTGCTACCGCCGTTGGCCCTATCATTAAGGCCAGAGCGTGATGTACGTTCCATTGGGTCTCAAACGCCTCGTGTAGAGGCGGGATCTGGTGACCCAGCCGTCGGCGCTGCAACGCCGGCGGGGTTTTCCCGCGAGGACCGGGCCAACTACGTTTTAGTGCGCCCCTTACAAATAGCTTACTGACGGTTGTAAAGCGATAGTAGTCGCTTGTCAGTACACTTTTGGTAAACCGTCGCGAACTGTGATACACCGGTGAGCCTATGAATACAGCCCAACGACCCATCGACATGCGACAGCCGGCCGATTGGATGGTGCCGTCCGACGATCGGATCTTGGAATTGATCCGAGAGTACGGCAACCTCACGCCTATCGCCATTGAGGCGAAGGGTGGGCCAGTCCGGCAGTACGCGAGTGAGCGCTGTGGCGTACTCGCGCGCCACGGCCTGCTCGAACAAGTCCATCGCGGGCTGTATGGACTCGCCGACGACGGGCGTGCCTATCTCGACGAGGAGCTCAACGCGAGCGACCTCGAGCCGGCCGAGTCGTGAGAACATCTGCGACTATAGCTGTCACTATCTGCTGATATAATAGTGCGCGAAGCGAAAGGTGAAACTGAAACTAAAGAAAAGAGCGCTATCGACTACCGCACGTACCGCTCTTCGAAGTACTCCGAGACGACGTCGCGCTGCGGGCAACTGCGGTCGTGTGGCAGGTCATCAATCGCAGTCTGGTGGCCGTCCGGGCCGTCGATCCGGACGGACGCCCCACACGTATCACACTCGAGGAACTTCGGCTCGCCGATCGCGAGGCCGTCGACAGTCGGCGGCGACTCCGAGCCGACAATTGCGAACGTCGTCTCCGGGTCACTAAACGAGCGCATCGTCAGGCGTCCTCCGCTGCTGACCGCAGCGAGACAGCGGCCATCGGCTCGCCGTCGACGCGGAGCTCCTCAAGCTGCTCAACGCCGACCGCCTGGAGCTCGTGGCTCCCGTCGTCAGCGCGCGACTCGACGAGCATCGCGTTCCAGGGCTCGTTTCGACAGCGCTGGAAGTCCAACTCCCGCCGAACGCCGTCTTCGCCGACGAACTCGATTGTGGGAAGCGGCTCACTCATCGTCGCCCTCCGTAAGGACGCCGCTCTGGTCGATCTTAGCGGCGACTGACCGCGCTCGCGACGGGCCAAACCCGTCGAGTCGGCTGAGCTTTGCCGGCGCGTAACCATCCGGCAGGTCCGTAACTGTCTCGCGAAGCTCCTCGACGCCGTTGAACGCCTCGGCGATCGTCTCTGCGGTCGCCGGGCCGATCCCGTCAACGTCGGTCAGCCGGTCGGCGAGGTCAGGCATCATCGTCGCCCTCCGTGGGGTTGTCGACGCCCGGCGGGACTGGCCGCACGCCACCATCGCCGTCGCGACTCTTGCCCTCAACATCGAAGACGTCGTCGGTCGTCTGGTAGTGCTCTTGGACGAGCTCGGCGACCGCGGCCGCCTGCGCTTCGTCGCCGTCGATCGGCGTGATCGTGACCATCGTCTCGAGCCGCCCGTCGTCGCCACGGATCGCCACGTCGAGGCCGCTGTCGGGCTCGGGGATCACGACTCGAACACCTCCGTCCCGCCGTCAGTCGTCGCGATACGCGGACTCGCCGAGAGGTGCTGGCCGAGCTGGGCGTCGACCGCCGACTGGTCGACCCAGCCCGGAATCGGCACCATTCCTCTCGCATAATCAACTCTTCTAGAATGTTTACATCGCGCGCCTCTGTGGAGTGCGTCAGGACAGTCGCACGCCTCGGCGATCATGTCGACCGTGTACGTCCCAGTCGGGGTAACAACGCGAAACTCCTCGTCGCGGAGGTCGCGGTCGAGTGAGTTGTCAAGCACGCTCATCGACTCCGTCAGCGCTCGCGCTGCGCGCTCGTCGAACGTGCCTGCGCCGGCGGTCGCGTCGGAGTGGATGGCCTTAGACATCGC